TTCGCATCTACCGCCCCCCCGAGGAAGTCTTCGCGAAGGACGCCCTCGCCTCGATCGCCGGCAAGCCCATCACCATCCGTCACCACGGCATGCTCGACTCGAAGTCGATTAGCGACGTCCAGGTCGGCCACGTCGGCGACTCGGTCGAGCCCGATGGCGATTTCGTGAAAGCCCGGACCTATGTGACGAGCGAGGACGGCGTCCGAGCGGTGGAGCGAGGGCTGCGGCAGCTCTCCGTCGGTTGGCGTTTTAAGGTCGACATGCAGTCGGGAACGACTCCGAAGGGCGAGGCCTACGACGCCATCGCCCGCGAGATTCGGGGCAACCACGTAGCCCTCGTCGAGCGGGGGCGTTGCGGATCAGAATGCAGAGTGCATGATGAAGTCCGACAGCCGGAAAACAAAGCGCCCGAGTGCGCGTGTCAGGGAGCGGAAAAAATGGGCAAGAAGATCGAATACCACGGCATCGCACTCGACGTATCCGATGAGGCTGGGGCCGCATTCGTCGCTCAGTCGGCGGAGCACTCCACGATCGTCTCCGCCAAGGATGCGGAGATCGCAACCTTGACCACGACGAACGAAGAGCTGGAAACCAAGCTCGGCGTAGCCGATGCAAACGTCGCTGATCTGACAGCGAAGCTCGAAGCGGCCGACAAGCTCAACACCCCCGAAGCACTCGACGCGGCGGTGAAGAACCGCGCCGCTCTCGTCGAGGACGCCGGCCTGATGGCTCCCGACCTCGACTGCTCGAAGCTCGCGACGCCGGACATCAAGCGCGCGGTCCTCGAAGCCATGGACATCAACCTCGACGGACGCGAGGCGCCCTACGTCGAGGCGGCCTTCGACGCCCGTGCCGAGACCGCCCGCGAGACGGGTGGCAAGAAGGCTGGATCCGAGGCCTCGACGCTCGGAACGAAGCTCGTGGCCGGCGCGATGAAGCGGGCCACCGCAACCGACGCGAAGCCGAACGCGCGAACCGCTCACATGGAATCGATGCGCACGGCGCATCTCGGAGGCTCGAAGTAAATGGCCGTTCAGACAAGCTACGACATCGAACATGCCCCCGGAGTTGCCGGTGCGATTGCAGAATCGCAGATCACCAACTCGCGAGGCGGGCTAGTCGCCGAGGGCGACATCCCCTTCGGACGCTATTGCGTCCAGGGCACCGCCGCTCCGCAGGCGACACTCCCGACCCTTGCGGCCGAGATCACTGGCCTCCCGGCCGGCGTCTCTCAGCGCGTCCAGGATCGAGTCGCCGACGCGAATGACGTGCTCGAATACAAGGACGGCAAAGATATGACCGTCTGCGATCTGGGCGTCATCTGGATGTCGGTCGATGAGGCCGTCACGGAGGGCACGGCGGTCTTCATCCGTTTCGCCGGTGGCAATCTGGGCATGGCCCGGTCTGACGTTGACGGCGTGAACGCGGTGGCTCTCCCGAATGCTCGCTTTGCATCGAGCACCGCAGGCGCCGGACTCGCAAAGGTTCGCATCAACGACTGGCGCTAGTCGCTAGTCGGGCTCTCAATTTTGCCCATCCGGGGCTAACCGGAAACGCACGGAGATCGACACTATGACCGCAGCACACATGCCCCAGGCGACCGTGGAAGACTCCGACGCGCTCGGCTACCTCCAGTCTCAGCTCGAATACGTCGAGGCGAAGGTCTGGGAGAAGCGTTTCGGTCACATCACCTACCAGGACCTCATCCCGGTCTCCTTCGAGGCCAGCGAGTGGGCCGAGTCGATCGCGGTGCACTACACCGACTCGACCACGGAGGGACGCTTCACGAACTCCGGCGGCGACGACATCCCGTTCGCGCGCATCGGAACCGGGCGCGACCAGGTGCCGGTCAACTACGGCGGGATCGGCTACGAGTATTCGCTCGACGACCTCCGCAAGGCGACGGCGCTCAACCGGCCGCTGAATACGATGTCGGCGGAGGCCGCACGGCGTGGCTACGAAGAGCACGCGCAGCGGATCGCCTACCTCGGCGATGCGGACCGCGGCACGACTGGCCTCCTCAATCGCGCGGACGTCCCGACGGGCGCCGCGGCGAGCACGATCGCGGTGGCGTTGGCGAGTGGTACGCCGGGCGACTCGGTGGCGGCCATCATCAACGAGCTGCTCAACTCGATCATCGAGACGACGAAGGAGATCCATCTCCCGAACCGGCTCGTTTTGCCGATCGACATCTTCAACCTTTTGTCCTCGACCCGATTGAGTGCGATCAACGAGACGTCGATCCTCGACTACATCTCGATGCACAACGCGGTGACGTCACGCACAAAGCAACCGCTCGACATCCGCACCCTCCCGCAGCTCTCGGGAAAGATGCTGGCCTACGAGTCGAGCGAGGACGTGATGGTCTATCACATCCCTCTCGTGCTCCGCTTCATCGCTCCGCAGATGCGGAACCTGATGGTCCGAGTGCCCGGCGAGTACAAATTGGCCGGCCTCGAAATGCGCTTCCCGCTTGCATGCGGCTACCGAACGGGGCTCTGATCTACTATGGCGAAACCGAAACCGACACCGACACCGACACCGACACCGGATGCGAACGCGTCCGCAGGCACAACCGACGAGTCGAAGACGACCGAAGCGAGTTCCGAGGCTCTGGCTTCGGAACTCGCAGAGGCTCGCGCCCTACTCGAAGAGGCCGCAACTCGCGAGACGGCGGCCAACCTACGCGCCTCCGAGTCCGAGGATCGAGCCGTGGCTGCCGTGCTTCGCGCCGAGAAGGCCGAGGATGCGGCGGAGGCTGCGATTGCCGGAGCGATAGACGATGACGGGGTGTCTGACCTTGTGGCCGACCGGAAGCGGCGCGCCGCGGAGGCAGTCGAGGCTCCTCCGATCGAGTTGGCTCGCAAGGTGATGTCAGAGGTGACGGGCTCGGTCCAGGTTACGAACAGAGTACAGAGCATTCGGACGCTATGCGCTCAGGGAGAGATCCCGGAAGGCAAGCTTCCGTCGCCCGCATACCTCGATCGCGAGTATTTCGACCCCGGCGAGACGAAGGCGATCGACGCTCGCTTTCTCCAAACCGAGGGCGCTCTCCAGATGCTCGTCGACGGAGATCTGGAAGTCGAGCGGGTCTAGCCTTTCGCCGCCAAGGGGGTGTTAGGTGCCGGCCACGGATTCGACAGAGTTCCTAGTTCGCTATCCGGAGTTCTCGGCCGTCTCGATTCCGAAGATCACGCTAGAGCTAACCGACGTCGAGTCGGACCTCAGCGAGGGCTACTTCGGAGTTGACTATGTCCGAGCGATCCATCACCTAGCAGCCCACCGCATGGCAAGCGCGCTCGACCTTGAGTCGGGCGAGGCGGAGCCCGGCCAGGCCGGAGCCCTCTCGGCTGCAACGGTTGACGGCGTCTCATCGACCTATGTGATTCCGGAGCGACTCTCCCGCGAGGACGCCATCTTGTTCGGCACCGTCTACGGTCAGCTCTACATGGAGGTCCGAGACAAACGAGCGGGGGGACCAGTCATTGCCGTCAGCTAGCGCGACCACGACTACGCGGTCCCGCAAGACTAACGGCGGGCTCGAAGGGCTTGAGCGTCGCCTCCAGGAGGCGCGCAGGTCGGGCGGTCGCAAGGTTGCCGTTGGACTGCCACGAGGATCCAACCCCTACCCGGACGGCACGAGCGTCATCATGGTCGGAGCCGTTCACGAGTTCGGCACCGAGGACGGAGTCATTCCCGAGCGATCATGGATGCGGTCCGGTTTGCGCAGGCACCGCAGGAAGCACCGCGAGATGATCCGCAAGCTCGGCGCGGCCGTCCTCAATGGCGACCGGAGCTACGTCGAGGCGCTGGAGCTGCTCGGAACTCAGGCCGTGTCGGACCTCGTCCGTCAGATCAACGACATCAAAGATCCCCCCAACGCTCCGTCGACGATCGCGCGGAAGAAGAGTTCGAACCCGCTCGTCAACACGAAGCACCTCGCGCAGTCCGTCACCTACCACGTCTTCAAGGGCAACGAATGAGCCGGGCTCCAAATATGTCGCGCGCCGTGCGCTCTCAGGGCTGGTATAAGCTCAAGGTGCGCCGCTCCGGCGGTGAGTTCATCGGTCCGCGCTGGGTCGAGGCGTCGCGCGAGGATCTGGAGATCCGCATGGCTCCGCGTCCGATCTCGCCCTCCGATCGACGACTCTTGCCCGAGGGCATGCGCACCGAGGACTCGCTCTCTGTTTTGACGAAGGTGCAGCTCCATATCGAGCGCGGCCAGGCCAACGGAGGGGGGCCGGACCGGATCTTCTATCAAGGCGTTTGGTGGCGTTGTGTGGGCGAGAAGCCATGGACGGAGAACGGCTTCCGTCGCTACGTGGCCGTCCGTGAGTCGCCCGGGCACGGGGGTCCGGAATGAGTTTCGCGCTCGATGCGATCGAGGACGCGCTCGACGCGTGGCTCAAGGTGGCCGTCCCGGTGAAATGGATACTTGCGGAGCAGGACGGGGACCGCCCGGCGCGGCCCTATGGCACGTTCCGCATCTCGTCGGCCGATCCGATCGGGACGGGCGACATCGTCACGACGCCGGCCGGCATCCAAATCAGCGAGCGCGTGAGGCAGAGCTACGAGATCCAGGTCTCGCTCAACACCTTTTCGCCTCGCAGCAATCCGGGCTTCGCGTTCGACGCCATGGCCTCAATCAAGGCGCTCGCAGAGAGTCCGTCCGTTCCCGTAGGGACGCCCGTCACGGTCCTCCTCGGCTTCCTGCGAGCCAGCGAGACGCGCAACCTCTCGACCGAAGTGAATGCGAAGTGGGAGAAGAGGGCGCAGTCCGACCTCGTCTTCTCGGCCCGTTTCGATTGGGATAGGATCATCGACGCGATCGCTCGGGTCGACATCACGGATGCAGAGAGTACAAACTCGATAACGGTGGAGGTGCCCTAGGCATGACCCTTTCTTTGAACAAAGCGATCAACGTGACAATCACCCGGCAGACCCAGCTCCCACAGGGCCCCGGCTTCGGCATTCCCCTCATCATCGGCCCCGACACGACGGGCGTGATCCCGCTCGTTGAGCGGGCTCGGTCCTACTCCTCCATCGAGAGCGTGGCGGTCGACTTCAATGCGGCCGACGAGGAGTACAAAGCGGCCAATGCCGCTTTTGCCCAAGAGCCCCGGCCCACGGGCGTCGTCATTGGTGTTCGTGACGCATTGAAGCCGGGCTCGCTTGGAGACGAGCTGGATGCGATCCAGGACGTGAACGACTCGTGGTATGCGTGCATGCTCACGGCCGACGCCCGCGTCTCGGACGAGGCGGCGCTCGCGCTGGAGGCGGCGTCGTGGTGTGAGTCTCGGTTCAAGCTCTTCCTCACGGCCTCGAACGAGGCGGCCGCGATTGCAACGGGTGGCGCAGGTGGCCTGCCCGGTTCCTTCAATACGCTCGGCTACGATCGCTCGTTGTGTTTCTACCATCAGGACGCCGACGCCGACGCGGTCAACTCCTACCCCGAGGCGGCGTTCCTCGGCAAGATGCTCACCGTCAACTTCGATGGCCGCCGCACCACGAAGACCGGCAAGTGGAAGTCGCTGACCGGCATCTCTACCTCGCCGCTGACTCCGAACCAATACGACGCGCTCCTCGGAGACGGTGGAGCTGCCGCGCGTTATGGCAACGCCTACGTTGACCTTGGCGGCTACTCGATGGTTGATGCCGGGACGATGGGCTCTGGCGAGTTCTTCGACACGATGCACGGCATTGACTGGCTTCTGGCCGAGGTCCAGTTCCGGGTCTTCGGCAAGCTGACGTCGTTGAACAAGGTCCCCTACACCGACGCGGGCATGGAGATCCTGATCGCTCAGGTCCGGGCCGCTCTGGTCCAGGGGCAAGAGAACGGGCTGATTGCCCCGGACGAGCCCGACGGATTGGACGGCATCACTCCCGGCTTCGAGGTCAGCGCGCCTAGCGTCTTCTCCGTCTCCGCAGCCAACCGGGCCGCCCGCATAGCGCCGCCCATCACATTCTCCGCGCGCATCGCTGGCGCGGTTCATTACCTCACGGTCAACGGAACCGTGACGGTCTAGGAGATCCCGATGGCAGTCGTTGCAACCTACGCATTCAAGGACGTCGTAATCCTACTCGACGGCAACCCCCTCACCGGCTTCGATGCCGGCGACGGCGTCGTCGAGCTGGAGCGAACCGCCGACCAGTTCAGCGACATCATCGGCGCCGACGGCGACGCGGTCATCGTCGGCAGCTCCGACACGTCGGGAACGGTGATGCTCAAGCTCCTCATGGGCGCCGCGAGCCACGGGCAGCTCGACGCGAAGCTCCGGCTCCAGGCCGCGGGCGCCTTCTCGCCGTTCGGATTCTCGATCCGTGACCGAAGCTTGAACGAGTTGGCACTAGCCGAGGCCGCCTATGTGACGGGGCCGCCGAAGCTCGGCTATGGCGCCTCGGCGTCCTCTCGCATCTGGAAGGTCCGGCTCCCGGCCGTCGACATCTTCGCGCTGGGAGCCTCCTAGTCCATGCCGTGCGAAGCTGTTAGTCGAGACATTGAGGGGCGTCGATGGAGCGTGATGCAGATGGATCCGGTTACGGCGTTGAAGCTGGAGGCCAAGATCCTGCCGGCACTCGCGCAAACGCTGGTTCCCATCCTCGCCACGTTCCTCCGGACCGATGAGCCCGAGAGCGTCTTCCTCTCCCGCGGCATCCGCGAGGTCTTCGAGTCACTGCCGCCCGAGGTGATTGCGGAGACAATGATCTCGATCCTCTCGGACCCCAACCTCTCGGTTGACGGCGAGCGCGTCGAGTTTGCGAAGGACTTCTCGGGCGGCAAGAATGTCGCCCTGCGCTACAAGGTCTTCTACTTCGTCATGGAGGCGAACTACGCCGATTTTTTAGAATCACTCGTGCCGGTCGACGGCACAGTGAGAGCCAAGGGCAAGGCGTTATTCGAGGCGAAGGTGGTCGAGATGCTGAAGGCGACGGGACCGAGTCCGGAGGCGTCGACTGGCGCATCTGGGGGCCCTGCTTAAATGATCCACCGCTTTGCACGCTGAAGGAATTGAAGGACGGCACCTACTCCCTCGCCGAGCTGGCCGAGATGAACAACGCGCTCGAAGAACTAGCGCGAGCTAGAGGACCGAGGGAGGCGACCGAGACATGATCATAGAAGAACTCGTCAGCGTCCTCGGACTCGACATCAGCGACAACGGCTTGCCCGAGTTCCGGCAAAACGTCATCGGCACAACTACTAAGATCGGCGCCCTCATAGGGATCACATTCACGGCCGCCGCCGCGATCAGTTCCTTCCTTGACTCGACGCGCGACGCGGCTGCCGACAACCGGCTTGCGGAGTCGCTCGACATCAGCTTCAACCAACTCCAGCGCATCGACTTCGCCATGAAGCAGGCCACGGGATCCTCGGACAGTCTGCGCGGTGGACTCCAGGGGCTGCGATCTGCGGCCGACAGCGCGTCGGTCGGCCTCAATGAGGGCGCGATCCAGGCCTTCGCCATGGCGGGCATCTCGATCCACAACATGAACGGCGAGCTGAAGACGGCGGACCAGCTCCTCCTCGAAGTGGCGGACGCGGTGGCGAGTCACGACGACCCGGCCTTCGCGCGCACGATCGCGCAGCGGCTCGGGCTCGGCCCCGACTTCCTACTCTTCCTCCGCCTCAGCGCGGCCGGCATAAACAAGCTCGGCGACGAGGGCGAGCGGCTCGGCGCCATAATGAGCGAGGACGCCAGCGCCGCGGCCGTCGAGTTCCGGCAAGACATGGACGCGCTAGGCGACTCGATCAATGCCCT